CATTCCAGGAACGGGGGCTGGAGCGACGAGCACGGGATCGTGATCCACGGGGGTACGGCAGACGTTCGGCTTTTTAGCGCATCGCTTCTCCGCCGCCTTCAACCGTCGGGCATGCGCCGCCGCATTCTCTGGTGTTCCAGACATGGGCCGCAGCCGCGCAGCCGTCGCCGTGATCACCCGCCCAGTGTCATGGGTGCGGCAGAACCATTCCTGCCGTCGGCCTCCGATGTAGTTGGATTTCCGTTCGACGGTCACGACCGCGAGGCGGCCATTGACCTTCACGCGGGCCTGCATCCCTAGTTGGATATCGTTCATTAGCATCTTTCGTTTCCTCATTCGGGGGTGGTGGTATCGTTTCGTCGGTCTGGGGGTTCATTGTCCAATACGGTAGCTTTTAGCCCTGATAATCGGCAAGGTAGGTCATCTCGTCGCGGAGTTGGTCGGCATCCATGTCGGCAAACCCTTCGATCTCCACGTCGGCATCCAGGCCAGCGATCAGATATTCACGCCGCACAGCATCGCGGGCCTGTTGCAAGTTCAGATTCGGCATCGCTCGTTTCTCCGTTCGGGGGTGGTTATTTGTTCAAGGCTCGCAGTCGCTTGATCTCAGCCGCTGCCCGTTGCAGCAACATGCCCAGATCATCATCTTGACCGTCTGCCAGACTGTTCAGATCATCGACGATATCGATGCCGTAGCCGCCTGCATCTTTCGCATACTCGCTGCCACGGTGGAGCCAGACGAAGTCGGCGGCATTCGTGATCTTCCAGAGATGCTCCCACAGCGTCCAATTCTCATCGACGTTAGTGCAGATCGAATTTGGCACCGCAACCGCATAGGCTGCCGAATTCTCGCCGCTGGCGAATCGCAGATATCCTCGCGCCTCTTCGATAGCAGCATCCTTTGATTCGCAGGGATTGAAGTCGGCATCGTATCCGTCGGCATCGTCGCATTCATAAATCGCATACCATGTTACGTTTTCGCTCATCGCTCGTTTCCTCCTTCGGGGGTGGTGTTGGTGTTTCTCCGTTGCCGTCATCGCTCGTCTCCTCTTCGTGTCACCTGTTCAACCGGGCGAATCGTCGCCGCGTGATCACCCAAGCATATAGTCGGCACAGCATGAGTCAAGCCTAAAATCTTTTCTTCGGTGTTCAGCGAGTTTTTCCACGATCGGGGGCTGCCTGGACATTTGGTATTGTGAGAAATTTTGACCGATCGGGAGCAACCTCGAGCCTCCCCGATGATGGCGGAATTTTTCCACGGTCGGGGGCTGCGCATCGTTTCCACGGTCGGCCTCCGTTGCCACGGTCGGGGGGGAGTTTCGCCAGAATGGCAGAGATAGGATGCCCCAGGAGGGCCGACCAGGCGGCCGGCCGACTCGTGATACCCTAGGTTTTCATGGTCGGGGGCCGCTCGTTTCCACGGTCGGGGGTGATCGCCAGGCGGCCGCTCGTTTCCATGTTCGGGGGGCGCGGTGATCGTTTTTACGTTCGGGGTGCGCATCGCGTTTCCATGTTCGGGGGTGATCGAGGCTTCACGGTCGGGGGTATCGCTCAACACACTGGCCCACACTGGCCCACACTCAACACACTGGCCCACACTGGCCCACACTCAACACACTGGCCCACACTCAACACACTGGCCCACGCTGGCCCACACTGGCCCACACTGGCCCACGATAGAGCCGTTGGCGCATGATATGCGCCAACGGCTCTAAGATCATTTCGCATACTAGTGGGCAGGATAAACGATATCGATTCCTGCCAGCGCGCATGCGTTGCATATTCCGCATTTTGCGCGTTCGCGCCACGCTACATTTTCTTCGCGTGTTTTACCGTTTTTGTAACGCGACAAAAACGAGACGCGAACGGCTGGACAAACAATCGTTTTCCGACCCGTTCGAATCGCCCATGCGGCGGCGGCGGCGGCGGCGGCAACTAGGATTCTCTTACGCTTGTCTGGGCCTTTGCCGACATTTTCGCCAGCCGTGAAAGACGATGCACCCATCGGTATCGCATGATCTGCGATAGTTTTTGCTTCCATATTGTGAGTCTGAATTGATTCGCGAATCGTGACCAGATCGCCGATAACTTCGCGATAGAATTCAGCCTTTTCTGCCGATTCAACTGGGAGATGCACCTTCATCGCGTTGGCAATACAGAATTTGAGCAGTTCGCGAAGTAATGGGATAAATCGGCGGTCGGCTATCGCCGCCTCTTTTGTCGGTATCGCTCCGTTCGTGGAGAATCGGAACCATGGTGGCAATTCCTGCCCATGCAATTTCATTCGCGACAATTCCACCAATGCCATACCGACAATTTCTGAGGCTTTCATTGTCTCATGTCGGCCAAGCTTGTCAGCGAGTTGTACCCTATCGTTTCTACCCTCCACAACATATGCATAGCATTGTCCATCATGCGACAATGCGCCAGCATAGTGGATAGGATGGTGGCGACAACTAGTGGCACAGTTTGCGCCGCCCGATAGGCCGAAATTTAAACTTCGCGCAGTCGAAATAGCCTTGGAAAATGTACCTAATACGCTTGGTGTTTTCATGGTTTTCATCGTTTTTCTCGTTTCTATGGTAGTGGTTCAGTTAATGCGGATAACGGTATGGTTTTCGTCTATGTTTTCGTATTCATCGCCCGCGCTGGAATTGTCCAGCCACTCGCCGAACGTATCTTCTGGCGCATCTTCATCTTCTATTTGTTCGCGCTCTTCGCTGCTGAATTCTGAATAGCTTAATTCACTAACAAACCCTCTTCCACTTTCATCGCGAACCAGAAATCGTGGTTCGTCCTGCTCAATGAATACCACTACCCCCTCTGCGACTGCTTCATCCCTACTTGAGACCGCATGCGAAAACCCTCCATCTTCATCGTGCATCATGTACCATTTCTCTCCATCTTTCCAGCATGATATAGCTTTCATCTTCGTTGCCTCTTAGTTGGCGAACGCAGGCCGCGCGGCCCGCACGAACAAATAATAGCGACCACCTAGACTGAGTCAAGCCCACTATGTCTATCGGCACAATTAGGCTATAGAATTCGCATTTTCCAGAGCAGACATTTAGTATCGTGAGAATCGACCCCCCCCCCTTCAAATGCTACCCTACCATAGGGGGGGTCGCTGCTAGGGGTCGGCGCATAATAGACCGCATGTCCAAGGAGGAAGAGCCGCGGACGAAAGTGACCCTTTTGCTGGCCGGCTATTCGCCGTCCAGCGCCGACTCCTTTGCATGCCTCAGTAGCCTTTCGATAGGCTGGAAGGCATGAAAGGTCGCCCGCCAACGCCGAAGCACATCCTCGCGATGCGAGGATCGAAGCACGCCAAGAACCGCGAGGAACTCGGCGCAGCCCCGGCTTCGCCGATCACGGCTCCTGAGTGGCTGAAGCCTCGAGCGCAGGAGATTTTTGCCCGCGTTGTGAGCTGGCTCGAGGGCATGGGCACCTTGGCAGAGTCTGACGAGCACGTCATCACCCGCTACGCGACGATCTACGTCATGTGGGAATACGCCTCGCAGCAGCTCCAGGCGTTGGACTCAGCCTACGTCGAGGTTCTGGCCCCCGACGGATCGATCAGATTCTCTCGGCCAGTAGCTATGGCAATGCAGGCCAAGGAATGCGGCGAAGCTCTTCGCCATCTCGAGACCGTACTGGGCCTAACCCCCGGCGACCGCACCCGACTCGGCTACGGAGCCGTGAAGGTGGTCATCGACCCGATGGATGCTCTCCTCGCGAAGCGTGGTTGATATACGCGATTTTATCGGCCTGCTGAAGCACAGTCGAGGTGACTTTGCTGGGCAGCCGTTTGTCTTGCAGCCCTGGCAGGACGAGTATCTCAACACGCTCTTCAACACGAAGAAGCCCGACGGTCTTCGTGTGTATCGAACAAGCCTGCTCGCCTTGCCCCGCAAAAATGGGAAATCGGCCATTTCCGCGGCTGTCGGGCTTTATATGCTCTGCTGCGACGACGAGGGGGCCGAGGTGATCGTCGCGGCCGGCGATCGATCTCAGGCGGCTCTGCTCCATACCGCGGCGAAGCAGTTCGTCGAAAGCTGCCCGTCATTGGCGAAGCGGTGCAAGGTCTACCGCAACAGCATCGTCTTCCCCGAGAAGAATTCGACGATGCTCTGTATCTCGAGCGAAGCTGGCACAAAACACGGTTACAACCCGAGTTGCGTGCTGGTCGACGAATACCACGTCTTCCCCGACCGCGAGCTGGTCGATGTATTAGAGACAGGTACTGGTGCCAGAAGCCAGCCGCTGACGATTTACATCACCACGGCCGGCACCGACATGGACGGCCCGTGTTACAAGGACTGGCAGAGGGCGATCAGGATTCGCGATGGGGTGCTGAAGGACGACTCATTCCTACCCTGCATCTATGCCGCCGACCCCGACGACGACCCGTTCATCGAGGAGACCTGGAAGAAGGCGAATCCGAACTATGGAATTACGCTGAAGCCAGAGTATTTTCATCAGTTCGCCGAGAAGGCTAAGGCGTCTCCATCGGACGAAGTGGTTTTCAGAACTTTGCACCTAGACCAGTGGCAAAAGTCCGAAACCAAGTGGATTCGCCACGGTGCCTGGGACGCCAACAACGCGCCGCTGCGGCCGACGGCGGGGCGGCTATGCTGGTGTGGCGTAGACCTTGCCAGCACATTCGACACGACGGCGTTCGTGGCGATCTGGCCGGACGCGGATGGGACGTATGACGTTCACGCCCACTTCTTCATCCCCGAGGAGAACGCGCACAAGAGGTCGAAGGAAGACCGGGTGCCGTATCAAGCCTGGGCTGACGCGGGGTTTGTTACACTGACGGATGGCGATCTCACATGCTACGACACTGTCCGCGACTACATTCTCTCGTTCTGCGAGAAGAATGCTGTTCGAGGTATTGCAATCGACCGCTGGAATGCGGTGCATCTGACAACGCAACTTGTATCGGAAGGAATCGACGTTAAGCCATTTGGGCAGGGTTTTGCCAGTATGTCAGCGCCGAGCAAGCTGCTCGAAATTCTGACCGTGTCGAAGCGATTGCGTCACGCCGGCAACCCTGTTCTGGCGTGGCAGATGTCGAATGTGCAGGTCAAGATCGACGACGCCGCAAACATAAAGCCCACTAAGAAAAACTCACATTCGACGGCCCGCATCGACGGTGCGGTCTCCCTGATCATGGCCCTCGGCATCTCGAGCAGCGAGAACCACGGCACAAACGACGAACCAACCCTCATGGTGCTCTAGCGTGGACAGAGTTGACGAGGAAGTCTCCGATCTGATTGAGCTTCGCGGCAATCTCTCCCGCATATTTGAGGAGATCGTCAACACACGCCGGACTGCGTCGGGGGTCACGGTCTCACCAGAGACGGCCCTGGAATGCACGGCAGTCTTGGCCTGCGTGCGGGTGCTGTCGGAGTCGATTGCCAGCCTTCCGTTTAACGTGTATCGCCGCCTCCCCGGCGGAGGCAAGGAAATCGCCGAAGAGCAGCACCTTCACGAGGTTATCTGCTACCAGCCGAATTCCTGGATGACGGGTTTCGAGTTCCGCGAGCTGATGCAGTCGTGGCTCCTGCTTTGGGGCAACGCATATGCTCACATCAAGAGTGGTCGCCAGGGTGCCGTCAGCGAATTAATCCCACTCCACCCGTCGCGGATGGAGGTCAAGCGGCTCACCAACGGCAAACTGAGGTACTACTACCGCGAGCCGACGACTCCGATCCAGCCAACGCCCGACCCGACGGAGTATCGACAGGACGAGATTTTTCATTTGAGGTGGCTCTCGAGTGACGGCGTGACCGGGTTTGTGCCGACGACGTTATCGCGGGATGCGATTGGCCTGGCGAGGGCGACTGAACTGCACTCTGGCGCATTCTTCGGAAACGGAGCCCAGCCTGGCTCGTACATCGAGACCGACCAGCCGCACAAGCCCGAGGTTCTGTCCCGATTCAAGCAGCAGTGGGACGACGCACACTCCGGCCCCGAAAAGGCGTATAAAACCGTGGTGATGCCGTTTGGCTTCCACCGCAAGACCGTCGAGATTCGCAACGATACCAGCCAGCTCATTGAGACCAGGCGGTATCAGTGCGAGGAGGTCTCGCGTGCCTACCGCGTTCCAGGTCATTTGATCGGCGATTTGTCGAATGTTCGGTTCTCGACGGTCGAGCAGTCGGCCATCGACTTCGTCACGTTCAGTCTGATCCCGTGGTGCCGCCGATGGGAAATGGCGTGTCGCCGTGATCTCGTAGTCGACGACAAACAGTTTTTCTGCGGGTTCGACACGAACGCGCTGATGGTCGGCGACTATGCCGCCAGGAGTCAGTTCATACGCGAGATGGCGAATTTAGGCGCGCTCGACATCAACGAGATCAGAGCCCAGATCGGATACAACCCGCTGGCGGGTGACCTAGGCAAGAAGCGTTTCGTGCAGGTCAACATGCAACTGCTCGAGGCGTTCACCGTGGAGAACCCGACCGGCCAGAAGCTGCCGACGGACGAACCCACCCCCGCACAAGAGGCTCCTGCCTTCGGCGACGTCGGCGACGACGGCGTGGACGCCAGGGTCGTCGCAGGAGCCGAGGTTCTTTTCAAGACGAGCCTGCGGAGGCTAGCAGCCGTCGAGGCCGACGGCATCCTCGAGAGACGCAACAAGCCGCAGAAGCTGAGTGTCTGGTTTGACCAGACTAGCCAGAGGATGCGAGACGAACTGCGTGATGCGGCTAGTGCTACTGGAAGAGACATCGATCAGTTCGTGGTAACTTGGGTCAACCGCTCCAGAGAACTCCTGCTCGAGTGCCATCGCAGCGGGCAGAAGTACGAAACAGTCACTGAGGGATGGTGCGAAAAGCACCTTGCCGCCGAGTCGACTGATCAGATTGGGCTCGACAACTATCTCGTGAATAAGGTGCAGGAATGAGCGACATTGAGCGTCGGACACACATCTCGGAAGCCGTGGTCGAGTATCGCGACATGGGCAACGGCGACAAGAAGCCAGTGATTGCCGGCTATGCCGCCGTCTTCAACTCGGAGAGCCGCAACCTGGGTGGGTTTGTGGAGACGATTCACGAGAACGCCTTCGATGAAGTGCTGGCTGGAAACCCCGATGTCATCGGCGTGTTCAACCATGAGCGAAATTTGCTCTTGGGCCGCACAGGCAATGGCACGATGAAGCTTGCCAAAGACCCGTATGGCCTTCGGTATGAGATCATGCCGAACGAAAACACGTCCATCGGTCGTGACGTGATCGAGTGGGTGAAGGATCGAACAGTCGTCGGATCAAGTTTCGCGTTCGCAATTCGCCGAGAAAATGGCGATGCGTGGTCTACGGACGCTGTTCGCGGCATCCGCAAGCGAGAAGTGCGATCTATCGGCCTGCTTGAGGACGTCGGGCCAGTCGTTCGGCCCGCATATGACTCATCCAGCGTGGTTGTGAGTCGGCGAGCCATCGAAATGGCCCTCGGCGAGTCGTTCAGGCCCGTCCAGACGATGGCGAACGCTGCGAAACGCGGCCTGAAGCTGGCCGCGAAGTCCGAATTGATCGATTCGAGGCTCTTGTGCGTTGCCGAACGAGTCGCAAGCCGCGAAATCGTCTCTGTCGAGGAGGTTATGTACCTCTCCAGCGTCTACGAACGCTGTTTGGCAGCGAAAGCAACGGGCTGGTCGGGTTCTCCGGCGTGGATCGAGTGGCAGCTAGCCGGCGGAGACGCTGGAATCAGGTGGGTTCAGCGGCGAGCCGACGAATCGGCCCCTAAAAGTGATGAAATCAAGGGCAGCGACGAAAACGAGGCGCCGGCTGTCGAGCAGCGGGAGGCCGAGGTCTCGGTCGCCGAGACTCGCGCCATGACCGACGTGAATCTAAACCCCACCGCGGGCATGGCGGCCGCTGCGAAGCGTGGTCTGGCCCTGCATGAGGATGGTCGGTCAGGCGACGGACTCAAGCCCGAGACGGTTTCGCGTGCTGGCAAGATTGCCGACCGCAATTCGCTCACGCCTGAGCACGTCCGCGAGATGCGGGCGTGGTTCCGTCGGCACGCGGTCGACAAGAAAGCCGGCTGGAGCGCAGCAGGCGCTGAGACCCCCGGTTACACGGCGCACATGCTCTGGGGTGGTGATCCTGCGATGCGATGGAGCGAGGCCAAGGTCTCTCAGATGGAGCGTGTTGCTGGCACGCGAGACATCGTCGAAGGCGAAGTCGAGGAGGAGTACGAATCCATGCTCTCCCCCGCGAACCTAGCCCTAGCCGAGTCATATGAGGCCATCGCCGAAGAGTACGGTCAGTTCTCGCAGAACGACGCTCACTACATGACCGAGAATCCGTTCGCCGAGGAGGGGAAGAAGTGCAGTAACTGCGTCTTCTTCGAGGACGAGGAGGGCAGGTGTTACATCGTGCAGGGTCAGATCGAGGCTGAAGCGATCTGCAAGTTATGGATTATTCCAGAGGGACGCATGAGCCAAGAAAAGAAGCCAGAGCCAGAGGTTGTCGTTGACGCGGCGGCTGCCGAGCGATCGAAAGTTGAAGCGGAGAACCTTGACAACGCAGTCAAGCTCGCCGCACTGCGTGCGATAATGCTTCGCACTCAGTTGCACAACTCACGCCAGGGTTGATACTCTACAAGTAGAGACATTGCTTCGCGACGGAAGTCGCGAGGGGCAGTGCGAGCGACTTGAGGATTCAAGCACGCGGCGCGCTAGCGGGATACCCCGCCGGCCGTTGCACAGTGCATTTGGCCGGCTCAAAACAAGGAGCAGGGCCAAATGGCATCGAATCTTAAGCGTCTTCAGGAACGTGCAGCGGCTGTTGCCGCTCGGATGTCCGATCTCGGTTCCGTCGAGGATCGATCGGCAGAACAAAACAAGGAACTGGTCTCCCTCGGCACTCAGGCCGACGAACTCAGGTCTTCACTCGAGTTCGAGGAGCGGATCGCTTCCAAGGAAGCCGAGCTTCGCGCCGTGATCGAGAAGGCCGCACCTGCACCCGCCCCGGCGGTTGAGGCTGCTGCCAAGGTCGAAGAGAAGAAGACCGAGATTCGTTCGCTGTCCCCCCACTTCAGCACCCTGCGTGCGTTCAACGACGGCCCCGAGGCTGTCGAGAGTGCCTACCGCTGCGGTCGCTGGCTGCGGGCTCATGTGTTTAAGAACGCCGAAGACCTCCGGTGGTGCAAGGATCACGGTGTCGAGAACCGTGCCCTGGGCGAAAACAGCAACTCTGCTGGCGGTGCCTTAGTTCCAGAGGAGTTCGCTGCTCGCGTGATCAGGTTGGTCGAAAACTTCGGCACGTTTGCTGCAAGCAACGTGGAGAAGGTCACGATGACCCGTGACACGATGACGATCCCCAAACGGGTAACGGGCACCACGGCCTACTTTGTCAGCGAAGGCTCTGCGGTCGCTGAAAGCGAGCAGACCTACGCCAACGTGCAGTTGATCGCAAAAAAGCTGGCCGTCGGAACTCGAATGAGTTCGGAAGTGGTCGAAGATGCTTTGGTTTCAATCGCTGACGCCTGTGCCCTTGAGTTCAGCACGAGCCTGGCCTACAAGCAGGACTTGTGCGGATGGCTCGGTGACGGCACCTCGCAGTACGGTGGCATCTACGGTGTTGTGCCAAAGATTAACGACGGCACTCACACTGCCGGCGTCCTGTCGGCTGGGGCTGGTGCGACGGGCTTTGAGAGCCTGACTGTGACCGACTTCATCAAGGCTGTCGGCAAGATGCCTCTCTACGCCCGCCAGGGTGCAGCTTGGTACATCTCGCCGGCTGGCTTCGCTGCCTCGATGGCACGCCTTCGCTACGCGGCTGGTGGTAACACCGTCGAGCAGGTCGGTGGCGGTGTGAGCGAGCAGTTCCTTGGCTACCCGGTGAACCTCGTCCACGTCATGGACGGCACGCTGGGTGCCGACGCTGGCAAGGTCAAGGTGCTCTTCGCGAACCTCGGCCTCTCGAGCATCTACGCCCGCCGCCGAGACTTCTCGGTTCGGATGTACGACCAAGTGTACGCCACGACTGACCAACTCCTCCTCCAGGGGACGATGCGGTTCGACGTGGTTCACCACTCACTTGGTGACAACACGACCCCCGGCCCGGTGGTTGCCCTCAAGACCGCGGCTTCTTGAGCCTCACACAACAACTTCAGAAAAGGAACCCTTGAACCATGATCCATTCGCAGAACAATAAGGTTGTCGGCTCAGTCCCAGCGGCTGTCGGCAGCAGTGCCGTGACCCTGACCATCGATACCCGTGGCTACGATTACGCCAGCGTGACAGTGCTTCGGGCCAGCAACGCCTCGACAGTGTTTGCCAGCGTCCTGAAGGTCGAGCAGTCCGACGACAACTCGTCCTACTCGGACGTGGCGGGCCTGGTCGGTGGTACGGACTTCGCGATCCCGGCAGTCGTCGATACGGCGAGCGTCTCGGTTGTGAAGCTCGACATCGACACGAAGGCGAAGAAGCGATACCTGAAGGTCACCGCGACCCCAGGCGTTTCAGTGAACACGGTCGTGACGGCTCGCCTGAGCCGTGGCGAAGAGTCGCCTGTAACGGCGGCCGACGCTGGCTGCATCGGTTGGGTTAAGGGCTGATTCCCGAACTGCGGGACGGCCATGATGGCCGACAAAGGCGCATGGACGCGCGCCCGCTCCATACAAGGAGCGATCCATGCTACTGAGAGTTGGTAACGTAGAAGCGGAAATCAAAGTCGCGGCGGTCATGTCGACCCCGCGACTGGGATTCACCGACAATTTCTTCTGTGTCTCGTCGGCCCTAGCCCCTCACGGCATCAGTCCCACCAAGGTGACGGGTGCTTTCTGGGGCCAGTGTCTTCAGCGAGCGATGGAGCAGGTTGTCGACAATAACGACGTTATCCTGACCATTGATTACGACACCATCTTCAACTCGAAGACGGTCGAGGCATTGCTGGCTCTGCTCATGCACTCTGGCTACGACGCTATCGCGCCGCTCCAGACAAAGCGGGAGGCGAACGCTGTCATGTTTGCCCTGGCCGGCAGCGACGTCGAGGCGAAGACGACGGTTGAGTCGGCCTTCTTCACAAAGCCAGTGCAGCCGGTCGAGACGGCTCACTTCGGCCTGACGTTCCTGCGGACGGCGGCGCTCAAGAAGATGAAGAAGCCCTGGTTCCTTGCCGCGGCCAACGAAGACGGCGAGTGGACGGGTGGTCACGTCGATGAAGATATCGCATTCTGGAGAAAGTGGTCAGCCACCGGGAACACGCTGGGCCTGGCGACCGGCGTCAGCGTCGGCCACGCCGAGCTGATGGTCACCTGGCCCTCGCGGACGCACGAGTCGGGCAAGGTGCAGCAGCACACGACTGAATACTGGACGAACGGCCAGAAGGCACCGAGCGATGCCTGGGGGCAAGTGTAATGACAATCCGCGTGCTTCAGAATTTCGACTGCTACGAGAAGGGCCAGGTCTTCGAGGGCTGGGCAGCGGGGTTCTGCGACATTCTCATTCGTCGGGGTCTGATCGAGGAAGTCGAGACGGCCGAGGCCGTGCCGGCGACGGTTGAGCGGGCTGAAGTGTCGCCCAGGCATGTACCAAAAAAGAGGCGATAAATGGACACGATTATCTTCGGTACGCCGCAGAAGCCAACAGCGACGATCACGCCGTATCGAAGTCTGATCAGGGTCACGCAGCCCGCGGTCGAGCCGCTGCTCTTGTCGATGGCGAAGACGCATTGCCGCGTCGACACTGACGCAGACGATTTCTACGTTCAGTCCCTGATTGCGGTCGCGAGGCAGTATGTCGAGGACATCCTCGATATCACCATCTGCAAGACCATCTGGGAGGCCCGCTACGACCTGTTTCCGGTCTGGGCCATCGTTCTGCCACGGCTGCCGCTCCACGCTGGCACGATCACTGTGACCTACCGCGACGGCGATGGCACCTACGGCACGCTATCGAGTGCCAGCGGTGACTTCCAGGTCGACACGGCAGTCACACCCGGTCGCATTTACCCACAGTGGGCTCGCTCGTGGCCGGCGACTCGAGGTGATGAGAACTCTGTTGTTGTCAGGTTCTCGGCTGGCTATGGCGAAGACGGGGTTGGTGCGCCACCCATTGTGAAGCACCTCATGCTCCTACTTGTGGCTCACTGGTACGACACTCGGCAGCCGGCCATGACTGGTGCGCCTGCGTCTGTGCCGCATACGTTCGACACGCTCCTGGCTGCGGCCGACATGGGGGTTTACCGATGAGCATTCGGGCACGAATCGACATAGACGCCGTCTACCACGACTCAAGCGACACGTCTTTGACGGTGGGCGTGCTTTCGGAGCATATCTCGCCTTCCTTGACTTCGTCGCAGACGATCAATGCCACGGTCGGCACGTCGGCGGTGCAGATCGTCGGCTCGACGCCACTATCGACGCTGGTGGTCAAGAACACTGGCACGGGCGTCCTGCGTCTGGCGGGGAGCATCAACGTCTCAGCGGGCCGCGTAGCCGTCCTGCCGGTCACCTCGACGATCACGGTTTCGGCTCCTGCGGGCTCCGGCTCGTACACCGCCCTCTGGATGGGCTGACATGATCAACTCTGGCTCTATGCGTGAGCGGGTGACGGTACAGAGACCAGTCGACAAGCAGAGCGCGTTCGGCGAGGCGACGTTGGTCTGGGAGGACGTGGCGACGGTCTACGCCAGCGTTATGGGCGTTAGGGCTGCCGACTACTTCGCTGCCCAGCAGGCCGGCGTCTTGGTCACGCATCGCATCCGCATTCGTTTCCTGCCGGGGCTGACGCATCAAGACAGGCTGGTTTGGCGGGGTCGTATCATGGAGATATCGAGCGTTCTGGAGCGGGAGACTCGCTCGGTTCACGAGATACTCGCCAAAGAGGAGGCGTTGTGATTACAC